CATATAGCAAGTTCCTCCATATGTTGCCACGGTGCCATTTACTCCAGCAGTTGTTGTTCCAAGAGTAAGAGCATTAAAGACTCCATCAACAGGAGTTATTAGCTGCGTAGTTGCTATTAGATTGCCACTAATACCTTTTGTTTTTGCTGTAAGAGTCAAATCATTTGTAGCAAATGCAGCAGCACAATCAACTAATGTATTCGCAGTATTAATACTATCAGTACCCTTGATTGCAGTAACGATATTGAGTTTAGTATTAGCTATGGCAACTCCTAAAGCTATATGACCAGGAAGAGTTGCAGTAGCCACAAAAGTATATGTGGTTAGTCCAATAATCATGGTGTCATTAGCAACAGGGATAGTTGGCAGAGTTAATTTCCCTTGAGCTGCAATTGCATTAATTGGAGTTCCTGTTTTTGCAATAAATTGGCCTATAAACTTTGAACCTGTCTTTCCTCTAAAAACACCAGATACATTAGCCATTAGTTGGTCTCCAACATGACCATTCTAATAGATTTCTTATCATAAACTCTTAGCCAATGAGCAGTAAGAGCAAGGTCATCGTTTGATGGTGATGTATAAGTAACTGTGGCTTCAATCCATTTAATCCCTCTTGGATGCAAAATAAAATGTCTTCTTGAGATCAAGATGTCATCACCAGCCAGAGAGTCACGATCTGTCTCTGCTGGAACTTCAGGACGACCTTCGCCTCTTGCAATAGCTCCCTCTGAAAATAGAAAACTCTGATAAACAGTTCCAGAAGTAGTCCCAACTCTTGTTGGACACAAATCATCAACAATGACACGATATCCAAGATAATATGGCAATTTTGTGGTGCCATAAGATGCTGGAATATAATCAATTAGATTCTGTTTTATGAGATCTGTATAACATTTTGAATGCATCATAATCGCTGTAAGTTTACTTGATGCATCTCCAAGTTTACCCGCTGCATCAATTATAGCAATTGGATTCATTACTGTTGGTGAAGCATCAGTATATGTTTTTATATCACCAGTAGCTTCAGCAGCAGACTTCATAATAAGATCTGAAGAATTATTCTGTGCATTTGAAGCAAACACACCTTTCAATATTGCAAGTAGAGTGCTCTGCTCATCTCTTACCCACCATGAAGCTACAAGAGAGGCTATAGTGGCCATAGGATCAGCACCAGAAACTGCATTGGTCAACTCATTGGCTTTCCATGCCTTACCTCTATATAGCATCCTTGCTACATCCTGTGCAGTTGTGATATTGGCTGTGGTCAATGGGTTTTCATCGTCAAGACTTTCTGAAGCTCCTGTCAAATCCTGGAAAAATGGCATATTAAGGGTTCTACCACCTGTTGATGCAAGAATATCCATTGCAGGATCTCGTACAACAATTCCAGACTGAATTAGTGCTGAAAGTTCGGTTGTTTTTTCAAGCATATATGGAACAAATACTGATGGTTCTATAATGTTAGCTATTAGCGTATTAGCCATGCGTTAAATCTCCTATGATCCTGCTTTTAATTTTGCCGCAAGTGCAGGATCTTTTTTTATTATTTCGCCTTGTTTCGTTAAATTAAAACTATCTTTTGCCCAAGGATTATCAGTAGATTGTTTTGTGGTTACATTGCCAATAGAATTAGAACCACCAGGCAGTTTTGTTTTTTCAAATATTCCTTCACCCTGAAAATCTGGGTGCTCTCTAAACTCAGAAACAAGATCTTTAATCGTCATTGGAACTCCTGTTTCTTTATTTAGTCTTATGTCTCCTTGAGCATCAATTACTCTCGGAACATAAACTGTTCCTTCTTGCATAATCTTTACACTCGGCAAAATGTGTGGTCTCAAAATAGCTATCTTGCCTTTTGCATCTGAAAGCTCTTTAACTATTGCTGTTTCAGCTACATGCTCATATAAAGATTTTTGCATATTTGAAAGCTGCTCTTCCCTTTTGTCTATTTCAAGTTTTGAAGATGCTTTTAAAGATTCAATATCTACTTGATATTTTCCCTCGATCCGCTTCTGTAGGGCTTCCCAATCCTTCTTGGCTTCTATGTCTTTGATTTTTTGTTCATCTTCACGCTGCAATAATTCGTTTTGCATCGCTTTCAATGTCATATATTCTGAGGGATCAATATCAGCGTATTTTGTAGAAATCTCTTTTAACTGATTCTTGAGATTGTTCTTTTCTCTCTCTTCAGCTTTTTTCTCATCTCTAACTTTGGTAAGTGTTGCCTTTAAAGCAACTGGATCTTCAACTATTGGCAATCCATCTACAGCTAAAATATAACCACTGTCTGTTTTTGAATATAAAGCTGCAATAGCTCCATCCATCCCATCAATACTATCTACCTTGTAATCCATCGTTCATTCCTTTTTCATCTCGAAAAATTTAGTCATCTCGACCGTTAACTACTGAATTTTACATCTTAAATTTAATAGTATAGTATTATATGGAAAAAATACTGTCAAATTCACATGTGAATTTCTAATGATAAGGAGAAATATGGAAGCAGATCAATTGAATAGATTGATGTTCGGAATAGATAACATGACAGGATATAGTAATAATCCTATAGAATCTAATCAAAAAATGTTTGATAAAGAAAAATTTGAGTCAAGAATAAAATTGTATGAAAAAATAACAAGAGATAACAAATTAACAATTTTTGAAGCCTCTAAGAAGGTCGGAATAGAATATGACGATTTTTTAAATGAAATACATGTCTTCGCTGCAATCAATCCAGGAAAAGTATCTATAAGATATCTTTCTGGATATTTCCGCTCTGGACTGTCAAAACAAAAAGAAATATCTGCTATCTGTTGGATTAAAGAACATGTACCTAAAATAACAATAGATTATCTGTGTGAAAGATTAAATATCTCTGAACAACATGCTATGTCTATTATTAAACAACACGATATGGATATGCAATTGACTGATGCCCTTAAACGAAAGATGAGATTAACATATGTGGATATAGTCTCTAACGAAAGAATACAAAAACCAGTTATTAAATTTTTCAATGAAAATCCTAATGCATCAATATCTAAATGTATCAGAGTTGTAGATTTGAATGTCACAGAATCTACCATGCGAAATGCTTTAGAAAAGTTAGTTGAGAAGGGATATAAAATACCTTGTATGTTATTTATTGATCCAATGCTTGAAGAAAAATCAATGTTGGAAATTGTTGCTTATAAGGAAAAGAATCCATATTCCACACCAAAAATGCTCGCAGTAAAATTTAATACGACTCAAGATAAAATATTCGCGATATTAGATGTTGCTGCTGAACAGTATAGAGTTGAAAAAATACGTAGTTATGAATTTTATTTTAAAGGAGTTCTTGATGAAATAGATAATGTCGGAGAATTATGCATGGAAAGATTTGCAGCATCTCCAGCATCAAGTTCAAGATGGCTTGAGATAAAACAAATGGGAATAGAAAAGAAAATTAAAATGCTCGGACTTAATGCCCCTTCTGAAGTAAGAATTCATCAAAGTATTCAAATAGAATCTAAAGAGGATAAAGACGCTATAATAGAAGCTTATATGGCAACTGATCTATTAAATATAACACCACAAGGGATTTTGCATGATTGAGATTAATGTTGGAGATGAAGTGTTTATTAAAGATGATGATGCGTATGATATCTTAACAGTTTTAAGCATCAAAAAAGATTATGCTGAATGCTTTGAATATAATTCAAAACATGCTTTTTACGTTAAACTTGAAACTTTGGAGAAAATTTGAAACCAACACCAGAAGACTTTGCATATTCAAAACTTTTAGCTTATTGCAGATATCAATACCCATCGTTTGAAATAAGTAAACATCACGCTTTAATTGCTCATAATTTGCAAATGATAGAAATTGGAAATATAAATCGTTTGCTTATTAGTCTTCCACCTCGTAGTGGGAAAACTTTTTTAGTAGCATATTTTATAGCTTGGTTTCTTGGTAGAAATCCTACAAGTGAAATTATTTATGTTAGTTATAATACTCAAAGAGCTGCTGATGTTGGTAGAATGTGTAGAAATATTATGGTAACAGAAGGCCACAATAAAATATTCCCAAGTGGCAGACTTGCTTCAGATGCTAAAGCAACTACAAAATTTTCGACTGAAGCTGGAGGGACTTTTTTTGCTACAGGATGGGGAAGTAGTGTTACTGGAAGAGGAGCAAATATTTTTATAGTTGACGATATGATTTCAGATAGAGTTGATGATCGCTCAGAAATTAGCTCTCAACAAAGAAAAGAATGGTTTTCATCAACTGCATATACTCGTTTAATGCCAGAAGACCTTTCAAAAGGAAAAGTATCAGCAATAATAGCTATAGGTACAAGATGGTCATATACTGATTTTATGTCATACCTGGAAAGAGATCTCGCTCATGAAAATTGGGTAAATCTTTCAATGCCAGCAATATGTGAAGATAATGATATTTTGCTAAACGATATGGATATATTAGGAAGAAAAACAGGAGAAGTATTGTGGCCTGAAAGATTCCCAATTGAAAGATTGGAAATGACTAAGAAAACTATGACTCCTCTCGATTGGAGCGCATTGTTTCAACAAAGACCACTTCCAACTTCAGGCGGAATGATCCATCTTGACTGGTTCCAAAGATTTGATCTAAATAAAATTATACAATTAAGAGATCTTATGCAATCAAGTCAAGAAGTCCCAGATTCAATAAAATATATCAATAAATTAACAATATCTATTGATAGTGCTTCAAAAACCAATACAGTCAACGATAATACAGCTATAACTATCTGGGGATCTAACAAAGATAATACAAAACACTATCTGATAGGCTGCTTGAATAAAAAAGTTGATTTCCCAGACTTAATACAATTAGTGAAAGATACTTTTGAATTATACGCCAGTTGGGGCTTTGGTAATCCATTAGTCCTGTGTGAAGATAGATCGTCTGGAATAGCACTAATTCAACACTTGAAAAGACAAACAAAGATCCCTGTTATTGCTATTAATCCATGTAAATCTAAAGAACTAAGAATGGAAGAAGCTCTCCCAAATATTGAAGCTGGAAGAATATGTATTCCAAATAGCGCAACTTGGCTCTATGACGTAGAATTGCAAATGAGTCAATTCCCATTAGGAAAATATAAAGATATTTGTGACAGTATAAGTCAATTTATTAACTCAAAATTTGCAAAGAAAATAAGAAAAAAATCAAGATATACTGGATATATTAAATAATATTGAAACCTTACAGGTTTAAATTAAATTAAATTTAAGCTGCAATACAAGTTAACCAACGTTTTCTTCTTTTGAGTCTTTTTTTCTCAAGAACAAACGCTGAACCAATTGAAAAACAATCTAAGATTTCATGTTTGGTTGGAGCTAATCTCAATGGAATAAACTTTCTTGACTTAAAATTCCATGTTTCATTGTTGCTGTCCCAAGCCTCTTTAGTCCACCAACGACCAACAACTTCTTCAAATAGAATAATTTTGTTTGGAGTAAATCGTTTTCCGTTTTTTTCAAATTCAATATTAATCATTTTTAAAATCCTATCGTTAAAGGTTATTTGAAATATTATTATTTTCTTATCAAAATGTCAAATTAAAAGGTAAAAAATTTATGAATCCAAAACTTAATTTAAGTGAGTTGCAACATAAAAATGTTTTATATCTGGCTAATATAGCAGACTGGTTGTTCTATAAATCGGCATATAAAGGTGGTCAAACATTTATAGACGAAGTGTTATTTCAACATCCAAGAGAAGAAGATGAATCTTTCATTCAAAGAAAAAAAGAAGCATATAGTTTTAATTACCCAAGCAGCATTATTCATTTATTGAACTTTTTCTTGTCAGAAATCCCACCCTTGAGATCCCCTGGACAATTGGGCAATAGACAAGACTGGTTGAACTTTATAGATAATGTTGATATGTATAATACAAATTTTGATGTGTTTATTATAGAAGCACAAAAATTAAGTGCTATCTTTGGGAGTATCGGCATCTTAGTAGATAAACCAGGAGGAGAACATATAGCTGAAGATATGAGTGTCTATCCTTATGTGTCAACATATACTCCAAATAATATATATGATTGGGCATTTGAAAGAAATCTTGGAACTAATGTCTATGAATTGAGTTATATCAAACTAAAAGATGGAAACCACACCTATTTGATCTGGACTAAAAACTATTGGCAAAGATATATTTTAGATGATCAAGAAGGAATGATTATTGATTTCTTTGAAGGAGAAAATACTCTTGGGGAAGTACCGTTTATTTGGATGTGTAACATTAGAGATATAGAGAACCCATATCTTGGAGTCTCTGATCTTAAAAATGTTGCTCCTATCTGTGGAGAAATAGTACGAGTAATGAGTGAATGTAGTCAAACTATTAAATATTCAAGTTTTCCATTATTAAAACTGCCAGATGAAACTGACCAAACAGTTCAAACTGAATCATCAGAAGTTGTAATAGGAAGAGAAGCTGTGTTGTCTTTTAATCCTGAATATGGTGCTGGTGGACAACCATCATGGCTTGCCTCACCAGTGTTAGAACCAGTCCAGGGAACTATAGCATACGTTGATTACGTTAC